TATGCTATCTATATATGGAGTATTTACATTATTGCACGAAGAAAGCAATAACAACATAACTAGGTATTTCACTACCCGTTTTCTTGTTCTTTTGGTTGTGGTTTGTTAGCCATAGTTCGTGCAACTGATTCCGCACTGCGCCCTACGACATACCCCCCAAGGCCAATTTGAAGAAGTGTCCAAACATCACCTGGAAGAGTAATAGTTATAGAAGCTTTAAAAAAAAATAAAATAACAGGTCCTAATACATAATTCCATATTAATATAAAAATTAATACGTACATTAATAAAGGTCTCCAACTTGCTGAGAACCAACCTGCTTTAGCTTCTGCTTCAACTATCTTAGCTGCAGCTTGTAATTCTGCTGTGTTGGATTGTAGTAATTGTGTTTGTAATTGTGATTTTAATTTTTCTTGAAGATCTTTATCAGGAACTGATTTTTCAATTGTATTGAATAATATTTTAGCTAATGGTGCAACAGCGCCTAACATTTGTAACATTCTATAAATTTCTCCTGTCTTCTTATACCAAGAAAAGGATTAAGTTGCAACATTACCTCTTTAGCCTTATCTCCTGAAACTGTCCACTTCCAGCTTCTGCTATGTTTATTATTTTTTGGTAAATATGTGCTTATGGAGCCTAATTTAAAATAATCTATAAATCTTAAAACAATGTCTTCGTCACACATTCTTATTTGTACTCTAAGATATCTATTACTTTTACCAACTTTACCCCAGAAACCAAAAGAACCTTCTCCCTCAAATACACCTGCTAAATATATTAATTTTTTTTCTTTACTTAAATGATTGTAACTTATTTTTTTTTGATCCATTTAAGCGAAGTTTTAAACTTTTTGGCAAGCTTTGTCTATTTAATTTTAAACCTTGTGAACTTGGGCCTTTTATTGGGGGTGGACCGAATCTAACCCCAGGCGTCTTAACCTTCATCTCTTAGGTATAGTGGAAGTAACTTGTTTGTCTCTTGCTACTTGTATTTTTTCTTTTGCAACTTGTAATCTTTGTGCAGATTGCACTTCTTGATTTTCTAATCTCATTTTTTCTAAATCCATTTTCTCATCAAACTCCTCTGACTTTCTTGACATATCCATTTGACTCTCATTACCTCTTCTTTGTATATCTAAAGCTTTTAAATCTAGTTCTCTTTGTTTCAATGCTATTAATGGATCTTGTTGTTCACCACCTTCAGCTTGTATTAACTGTGTAGTTAATTCTACAACTCTTTTTGCAACCATAGAATTAAATTGTACTTCATAACCAGCTGGATCTAATTGTTTCGTTTGAACCATGTTAGGATCTTGTACTAAAAATGCTCCAACTTCACCGTGTGCTTGATAAGCAATGTGATCTGAGATGTGTCCTTGTAATAATGCGTAGACCATTGGATTCATTTGTACCATTCTGCTTCTAATAAATATTCCATGTGCAGCAACATGTGCATTATGATCTTGATCTGGGAAAACTTTTAACAATTCCATACGAAGAGCCTTAGAATTTTCTGTTGCTGGGTCTTCTGGTACAGGTTCTTTTTCAGGAAGTAAGATATTATCAATTTGTCTAGTGCCTAATGCTTCATAAACTCGTCTGTAAGCCTCTCTTAAGTTGTGAAGTTGTGGAGCAGAGGCTGCAATCTTCAAATTTTCATTTGCAAGTGTCACTCTTTGTGACATTGAGAAAATATTTGGGTCTGCAACTGGAATTACATCTACTCTGTCATCAAAATCTTGTATTTTTACCATTCGATCTGCACCATAAACTGCATACGGGTACACTGGTGGTAAGTAATCTGCAAAAACTTTTGCTAAAATTCTAAATTCTTGTTTCATTGCGTAGTAACAACGCTTGTGAATAGCACTCATGACCCTCGAACCACGTTCAAGTAATGCAATTGTAGTTCCAACAGCTGCTTGTTGGTTACCATCACCTACTTGCATGTCTGCAATTGATGCAAAACGTTGTCCGGCTTGTACAACAAAGCCTAAAAGTTGAAATAAAGTTGGACTTGGCTCTTTGAAAGGTAAAATTTGAAACTGATCTCTGATATTTCCACCTGGTGCATCAACATCTCTGAACTCACCTGGTTGAAAAGGTTGGTTATCATCACGAATTCTTATACCTCGTGACTTAAATCCTGCTGGTAAGTTAGCTAACGTACCTGCATCTAGTAATTGTCTTAGTGAAGATGTAGCAGATCGTGATAATCCACCAATCATATGTATTAATCCAAAGCCATAAAAGCCTAAACCTGGTAAAAATTTAAAATGAACGAAGTATTCTTTACGTCTCATCAACTCATCTTCTGGGTCGTAGTTTCTATAGATAGATAAAATCTCTTGTGAGCCTTCATCTATTGAAACAATATAGGGAACTCTGATATCTTTCTTGTCTTTTTTACCTGTATTTTCAAATTCTTCTAAATCTAAATCAACATGCATCTCTAAAATATTAAATTGATTTTCAATTTCTCCTGATGGTTTAACACCTTCAATCTCAGATAGTTTTTGTTGAATAGCCGTTTGTTCTGCTTGTTTAGCAATTAACTCTACGTCTCTATAAAATCCAGACTTTTGTTTTTTAATAACATCATTTTCTGACATTCTAATAACATGTGTAATACGCTCACAATCTTTTAAATCTGTTGCATAGTAAGGAACAATTAAATCATCTGCAGGTACAAATTTAGATACCGCTCTTTGCATGATTTCATCATAGTAAACTTTTTTAAACGAAGATCCTGATAAAGGTAAATAAAATAATAATTGATCAAAGTCTGGAGTGTACTCTTCCATTTCTTCCATCAACATGTAGTTCATAAAATCTTTAACACGTTCTGCTTGTTGTAAAATTTCTGGTGTTTCTAATCCTACAACTTGTGTTCTTACAGGACCTTCAGATGGTAATAATTCTTTATAGGCTTGTGCTTGAAATTGTGTAACTGACTCTGCAAGTAAAGGATGTGTAACACCCGTTGCTCCTTGAAAGGGTCTAGTTTGATCTCTGTATTTAAATCCTAAAAGATCTAATCCTTGAACATAGGTTTGTTCCCAATCTGCTCTTGAGACTCTATCTTTTTTATAATCAGAAATTAATTGTGACGACAAACGAGCTAAAGATCTTTCATCCATATCCTCAGCTAAATTTTTATAAAAGTCTAACTCATCAGAAACAGCTTCTGCTGCTTCCTCTACAACACCTTCTTCAGGTGGTAACTCTATATCAATTTCGTTTTCAACAACTTCCTCTTGTGGGAGTTCATTGTTTTTGTCGACTTCAGCCATTAAAAAAGTTTAGTCGGTTTACTTCTTGCTAATTTGTTTCCTCTTGCTATCACAGACCCACCTTTAGATCGACCTATTCTTTCTCTTAATTTTGCTCTAGGACTATCTGGACTTTCTGAAAATGATGATCCTGAAATCTTTGCTCTTCTAGCTTCTTCTGCTGCTTTAAAACCTTCTACTGAACCAGGTTCTCCATACATACGTGTTTTAGGATTATACTTAGAACTTTTTGCTGATGTAGCTTCATCAGAAGCTTCAAAAGGTTTTGCTCTAGTGATTCTTAATCCTTCTGCTTGTGCTTCGTCTGCAGTTCTTGCGATTGCTTTTCTTGGTGCTAATGCTTCATCAGAAGTTAAATCTCTAGTTTCGCTTCTTGCAATGTCGAGACCTTTTTCTTCTGGGCTTTTTCCCATCTTAGTCAAAGCATATGCAGCGCCTAAACCTGCTGCAACCTTTGCTAGATTTCTTAACGATTTTTTCATGATACTATCTCCTTGTTGTTATAACAGGATTATTTTAACATGCAATAGTAATTAGGACTATATCTTATAGTAAATCCTTGATGTAATCCTTGCCTTTTCCAATCTCTACAGATCCACCAATCTTCATTGTTTTAACTTTACTAGCATCCATAACGTTTATATCTAATCCCTCAACTTGAGGAACACCCATAGATTTTACTTGCGGTGCAGTGAAATTCATATTGTAATATTGTTCTGGTAAGTCTCTTTTCCCTGTCGCTCCTAATTGATTAAAAATTTTTTGTATTAAAGAACCAACAAATGCTTTTTTAACTTTAAAATTTTTTGGCATTATAATAAGTCTTTAATGTAATCTTTACCTTTACCAATTTCTACAGAGCCACCTTTTTCAAATTTCATTGTTGCTTTTGCACCTATTCTAAAAGTTCCTTGTGATTTTTTTGTTTCACCATAACCTGAATATTCAGATTTTGATCTTCCTTTTTCTCCATATAAAAGAACATCTGTTCCATCATTAACTTTAAAATTTTTATCGTAAGATATTTTATCTTCTCTTTGTTTAAGTTCCGGTGTACCAGGCCCTTGATAAATTTTTGATTCAGTTCTGCCTATACCAATATTTCCAGCTTTAGTATGTGCAGTTACTTTTGCTTTATCTTTTTCTATTCTTGATTGTGAACCCTCAACTCCTTCTGCAGATCTTTCAATTTCAGGTGTAACACCTTGTAAGAAAGGTCCTTGTGCATCACCACCGCCAGACATTTTTTTTGGTTTAGTCATTTTAGCTTCTGATAGAGCAATAGCAATTGCTTGTTTAGGATTTTTTACAACGGGTCCTTTTTTTCCTGAATGTAATTTACCTGCTTTAAATTCTCTCATGACTTTACCAACTTTCTTTTTATCAGCCATTATAATAAATCCTTGATGTAATCTTTTCCTTTACCAACTACAACTTCTCCGCCTTGATTTCTATTTATCATCATAGATGTATCTGGATCTACGATTGGTGATTCAAAACTTGTTTTACCACTTGCTGTACCATAATAAGTTTCAGGTGTTATAGGAGGTTTACTAGGCTGATCATAAAAACCTGGTTTGAATTCATTACGTTCTGTATATGAATCTTTTTTTTCTTTTGTAATTTTTTTAGATTCTTTAATTGCGTCAGCTGTTCTTTTATTTAATTTTTCAGTTTGATATTCTTCAACAGTTTGCCAAGAAGATTTTTTTTTATCAGCCATTACAGTAAATCTTTTATATAATCTTTTCCTTTACCAAATACGACTTCACCACCATCTGCGTAATCAGGTATAGCCATACCACCCATTCGTTTTGCTGTTATTTGTTTTGTTTGTTCGGAACCTGTTGTCTTATCTCTAGTATCAGCTTTTTTATCATAATAAGAACCTAAAAGATTTCCACCAATACCTAAATTTTTTGTAAGGCTTCTAGCTGTTTCAGATTTTTTTAAAAGATTATCTGCACCAATTCCAATCAAAGCACCTAGGCTTGCTTTCTGGGGTCCTTTAAATGGTGTGTGATATTCATGTCTAATTTCAAATTCAGTATCTGTTTCTGTAGGTTGTCTTACAGCTCTACCAGTGTAAGCTTTTTTAACCTTCTTCATTTTACCAGATGAAGTTTCTACATATCCTTTTTTCTCAAGTCTTGTTTCTTTAGCTTCATCAGCCATTGATTCCATACCTTCATGTTTTACAGATAAATCTTTTGCTTTTTTCATATGAACCTTAATAATATTTATATTCTTTCACAGGTCTATCTGACGTGTCCCTATAATCAGAACTCGTTTCAATAAAGCTGCCCTGCCTATATCTTAACACAGCCTGAGTCATACTATCAACATAGTCATCATATTCACCATGTGGGAACGCCGCACATTCCTCAATTACTTCCTCTGCAAAGTGTTCTCCTTCTGGATACCAAATAGTACCTGATTCAAATATAGGGGCACATGCATTAACTCTAGTATATTTATCTTTTCCTCTTGATGGTGTAAAAGGAATAACAGGAATACCCATACGTCTAAACTCTTGGGTTAAAGGCTCACCAGAAGCTTTCGCTTCAATAATAACTGTTTCAGGTTCCCAATATTTATACTGATCTAATGCAACAGCTTTAAGTTCTGGAAAATCATATTTACCTTTCATGGCATCTAACAAAACCATATTAGCGGGTCCACCTTCTTGAGGATAGAATACACCCCAAGTTGTAATAGCAGAATAATCTGCGGTTTCCTTTTTACTAAACGCAGTATCATAACTTTGTATTACATGCATAAGATTTGGTAGATTCGATTTTTTCCATGGTCTCCACCATTCACGTTTAATAATTGCACCCTCTTCTGAAGTTGGGTCCTGCATGTATTGAGATGACCAGTTACGAACTGGAATGGTTGCTTTAACTCTTTCTAATTCTTCTAGTGTCCAATACTCTGGCCACAATGGATCACCACTTGATAGTATGGCTGGAAAAGATATTACTTTCCACTTATCCGCTTTATTTTCTTTTTGTCCTTTTATTAACATCCCTGTTAAGTCGTTTTCTGCCCAACGAGTCATAACTAATACAATGGACCCTCCTGGTTGCAAACGTTGTCTGGGTCCTGATGAATACCATTCATGGGTCCTTTCCATTGCATTTTTAGATAATGAGTCTTGTTCCGTGTGTGGATCATCAATAATCAACAAATCCGCACCACGACCTGTAATTGCTCCACCAACACCGGCAGCAAAGTATTCACCACCATGATTAGTTTCCCATCTACCTTTTGCTTTAGAATCTTCTCGTAATCTTACATCACCAAAAATTTGTTTATATTCTTTTGAATCTATTAAGTTTCTAATCTTTGCACCAAATCTAGAAGATAATTCAGCATTGTGTGTAACTTGCATTAATTTTAATTTGGGGAACTTCCCTATCATCCATGCTGGAAAGAAAACAGAAGCAAACTCAGACTTAGTATGACGTGGGGGCATATTTACTATGAGCCTCCCTTTTTTCTGTGAAGCTATCTTAGTGAACTCTGACGCCATTATCTGATGGTGCCCATATTTAGTTGGGTCCTTTTCTTTTCGCATAATGATATCAGGCCAAACCTCCTGAACAAAATATAGAAAATTGTCCTGGCACAACTTTATGTGTTTAATCCATTTCTTTTCTACTTCGTTACGAAGCTCTTCAAGAGTTAATAAATCTTTTTCTACGGGTCCCTTTAATAAATCCATTGTAATTCTTACCCTACTACGTTTATGAATCCTGCTCAAGCACGTCTCTGTAAAATCAAAAAAAATTGCTGATTGTGGCAAAAATAAGGCAAATAAAAAAGCATAAGGTCAATCGATTAATGAGCCTTGGAACGAGAGCCAAGCCTAACGCCTCTAGGTTATGCGAAGTTATGTGAAGTTATTGGGAGTGATAAGTATAGTTATCGGTACTAATGCGATTACTTCGCACAATTTCGCACGATGTCCGATAGTTGATTTAATAGTTGGTTGATACCATCGACGTTGTCATTGGCGGTCGCAATAAGCCTAACGCCTAACGGCTCAAGTCTATAGGTTTTAAGGCAAGGTTGCGAGACTACCTTAACTAAGTTAAATACGTGACCGCCGTATTTAATTAGTTTTAATTGCCAAGCAACTTGGTACTTGCTTAGCCCTAAATTCTTAGCATTTGTATGTTTAAACTCGAGCCAAAAACTCGAGCCATTTACAACACAAAAACAATCGGCACAACCTAGCGTTGTGTATGTCTCTATTGACTGAAAATAATTGCTTTTATTGGCGTTTTTAACTCTTTTGATGAAAACGTTTTCGGGTTTTTTAGACACGCTCAAGAATACAACTTGAGCGTGTTAAATGCAAGGTAAGGGCTAGGCTGTTTTTTGCTCGATTTGATAGTTTTCTACGTAATTGTGAAATAAATGTTTTGCGACTTCGTATGTATTTATATTGTTAACGCTTTTAATAATTAAATCACGATAAAAGTCAGTAAAATTATCGTGTATGTTTTCGTGTAAATAAGTCTCTAAAAAAGACTGTATTTCAAAAATAGCATTGGATAACCTAAGATTTTTATTATAAGCCGTTTTTACAGCGTCTAAGGCTAAGTCGTGCATTTTTTTATCGTTATCCAACCATAATACAAACGTAAACGTTTCGTAATTAGTAAACCCATTTACTAAATTATTCTTATCCATTTTAACCGCCTTTTTTGATTTGTTTATTATGCGAAATTATATGAATTAATATAGTTGTCAACTATTAAATAAAGCGGGTTTTTTAGACCCGCTTTATATGTGATATTTATGCAACTTTTTTAATTTCTTGTGTATACTCTTTTTTTACGCCTTTATTGAGTAAAAATTCGGACGCTCTATAAGATTGTGACAACGCCGATATTAAAAATTTATTGTCATTTTGCAACGCCGATATCCAACTTTTTAAATAACTCAAATTATTGTTATTTATAGTTTTTTGAATATTAAAACGTTGTGATAACAACACCGCTCCAATCTCCGCAATTAATTCCTCGTGAGCATATTCTAATTGAGCGTTGTCTTTAAATCTTTTTTGGTTTTTTTCAAATCGATTTAAACGCTCTTTTGCTCCGCTCCAATGAATTAACTCGTGAAATAAAACGCTATAATAATTATTCGAGGCGTTATTATCTGGCGTGTCTTTAAAAGTTTTTTTGTCACTCATAACAATAGTATCAACTATTTTATGATAATAACATTCACCGTCTAGTGTATGACTTAACTTTAAGCCGTCAATAGATTTAATAAAGTTTTCAATTTCTTGGTTATCAATTACTTTATTAATTGGCGTCTCGATTGCTGGGCTATACGTTGAGTTTTTTAAATCAACTTGAGCCAAATTATAGACGTAAGATACTTTTAAAAAAGCAAAAGTTTTTTCGTCCATTTTTTCATTTTTCTTTACGTCTTTTTTAAACGTGCTGTAGTAAAATATTGCTCGACCGTTTTTTTCTTGACCGTCAAGAATAGTTGCTCCAACACTTAACCACGCTTTTTTTGTAGCCCATAAATTAGAAGTAAATTCTAATTTACGTTTTTGGATATTTAAAGCCCAAAAATTAATACCACTATACTCTTTAAGAGTTAAAGCGTTTTTAGGATATCCAAAACCATCAAACGACTTAAAATATTTTAAGCCGTCTTTTTTTAAGCCATCAGTAATTTCAACTTGTAAATCACTTAAAGCCGTTTTTGTATATTTACTAAACATATTACGTCCTTTTTTAGTTGTTATTATTATTTGTCAAATTATCTATTATATATTAGTTGTCAACACTTATTTTTAATTTATTTATTTGACAACACTTAAGGCTTAATTTAATGAGTGTTTAAAGAAATTACGTGAATATATATGAATTATAAACCGCAAAAAAAGTTATTAAGTTTTAATAACTTTAAAATGCAAAAATCAGTTAAATATGGATATTTGACCGCAATCTTGCATTTAGCTCCATACAACCTAAGCGGGTATAATATTTGCCCAAAAGCGTCACAAGGTTGTATTAAGGCTTGTTTAAATACGGCGGGACGGGGTCAAATGAATTGCGTCCAAAAATCAAGAATAAATAAAACATTGTATTTTATTAACGACCGCCAAAAATTTTTAGAGCATTTACATAAAGAAATTACAAATTACGAAAAACTAGCTAAAAGTAAAAATTTAAAATTGGCGATAAGATTAAACGGCACAAGTGACCTACCCTTTGAACGATATAGATTTAAAGATAATAAAAATTTAATGGAGTTATTCCCGAACATTCCGTTCTATGATTATACAAAAATATTAAATCGTTTTAATCAAGTATTGCCTAAAAATTACAATCTGGTTTTTTCTAGGAGCGAAAGCAACGAAAACGAAATTAAAAAATTAATAGCAACTGATAATAACATTGCAGTTGTTTTTAATAAACTACCTAAAAAATATTTAGGTAGGCAAGTTGTGACGGGTGATGATAGCGATTTACGTTTTCTTGACCCGAAAAAAACAATAATCGGACTACTAGCAAAGGGTCGAGCAAAAAAAGACAATAGCGGGTTTACGGTTATAAATTAAAAGGGACATAAAAAAATGAGACAGTTAACAAAAAAGCAGAAAAAAATATTAGATAATTACATTAATGCACGTAGACTTGAGGAACTTCCCGCAGGAGTTTACGAGCAATTAGAAAAAATTAACGATACAGAAATTTTATGGTCAGAGACAAATCGTTATTTGAACGATAACCACTTAAAACATTTATATAAAAAAGGAGTAAATTAAATGAAAAAACAAACTGATAAAGAATTTTTTAAAGAAAATTCTAGTAAACCCGTTAAACTTTCAAATTTTACTAATTTTAAATCTCCAGACGTCAATAAAATAGACATAAAAGAATTTGATTATTTTACAAACGATAAAAAACTTTATTGTGATAATTGTGGATATAAAAGTTTTATATGGGCGGAAAACGAAAAATACAAAGATATGGACTATGAAAGCAATCAAATGTTATGTCCTAAATGTTTTTCTTACAATTATTTTGAAGATAGCTATACTTGGGATTTAAAAATAACTAAATGGAATAAAAAATGAAAAAAAATAAAAAAAAGGAGTTGCATATTGGCGGGTATGACGGCGTTAAAGGATATAAAAATATATCATTAAAATTAGATACCTATAAAAAAGTATTTGATTTGTCGCATAGCTTAATAGGTACGCCCTTAAGCGTTGCAAAAACAATAGAATATTTAGCAGATAATTACACAAAGGCGGTTGATTATGACTATCAAAGAAATAGTTTTAATTTAAACTTACCGCAATATTTACCAACAAAAAGAATAGCGAGGAAATAATGAAAAAACAATTAATAGGGGCTATGATAACTATTAGGGATACACTTGAAAAAGACTACAAACGCATTTTTAAAGCATATGTAAGTTTTGGAGAGTATAAAGATAAAAAAAATAAAGATAGTTTCGGAATTGAAGATTATTTTATATTTTATTATTTTGATAGTTTAAAACATTTAAAAAATTCTCTTAAAAAAGAATTTGATGAGGGCTATAAACTTTTAAAAATTAATAAATTAAAATACAAAGGACTAAACAATGAAAAATAAAATAAAAAAAGGATTTTTGCCCATATACGCTAAAGACATAAAAAGATTAATTGGTTATTGTAATACTTGGGGATATGGCAATAAAGATACTTGTAAATATGTTGCAGAGCAAATAATGGAAATTTTGGCTAATGATTACAAAATAAATATTGAC